AACCTGTGAGTGAGGATGAGAAAGAAAAATTACAAAAGCGTTTATCTGACCCTCGCAGAACCAGTCGCCAGCGAACTATTGTGACTGGGCCAAGAGGACTGACTAAAGAGCAGGAAGAAGTATCGAGAAAGTCTTTAATAGGCGGTATGCGTGGTTCGCCCAATACTCGATGATCAGCCAGCTTTACGTCAGAGACTTTTGCATGTGATGACGGAGATTGAATATCCGCATTGCTCTCAGCATGAAGCTATGATTGAAAATGCCATTATATTTGAGTGCTCTGATGAAGGTAAGATAGCTGGATATCTGTGGTTTTACAGAATACTTAATCAAGAACATATCTGGACAGTGCACATGCTGGTGCTGAAAAACTTTAGGAAACGGTTTTTTAATAGACCTCTAGTAAACTCAATCTGCGGTACAGTTTATGCGCTGGGTTGTGATATTGTTCGGGCTGAAAATGATTTTCAAGACTGGCTAATACGTCTTAAAGGGAATCAATTTGATGGTTATGTTGATTTATCGCTTCCGTTTTGTTGGAGATTGTAATGGGTTATGGTAATCGTAAGACGACAAAAGCGCCTCAGTCACTTCAACAGGTACGGCCACGTTCGGTTGTGCAAGCAGATGAGCAGATGGAAGCAACTCCAAGTATGTCAAGACGCAGGAGATCTCGCGGTATAGTCACTGGGCCGCAAGGTATTACAGGTCAAACTCGTGTCGAAAGAAAAACATTGTTAGGGCAATAGTATGGCAGATCAACTCGCATCGAATATTTTAAAAAGGTTTCACGTTTTATTTGAGCAGCGTCAGGTTTGGGAAAGTCACTGGCAAGAGATAGCCGACTTTGTAGTTCCAAGAAAAGCAGATGTAACGAAAAGACGCACTGATGGAGATAAACGTGCTGAATTAGTATTTGATGGGACAGCTATTCATGCGGCAGAACTTTTGTCAGCGTCTTTACATGGTATGTTGACAAACTCAGCTACTAGGTGGTTTTCTCTAAGATACCGTGATCGAGAGCTAGATTCTAATGATCAGGCAAAAGAATGGCTTGAATCTGTTGAAGATGATATGTATCTGGCTTTTGCGAGATCAAATTTCCAGGAACAAATCCATGAGTTATACCATGACCTGATCTGTTTCGGTACGGCAGTCATGTTTATAGAGCAGGATAAGGAAAATCAGGTACGATTTCAGACTCGCCATTGCCGAGAATTATTCTTATCAGAAGACGACAAAGGACGAGTCGACACAGTTTATCGTGATTTTCATATGCCAGCTAGAGCGGTCATTCAAAGATTTGGTGAAGAAAACGTAGATAATTCTGTATTAAAGAAAAATCGAACTAATCCTTATGACAAAGTGCGTATTCTGCATGCCGTATATCCTAGAGAAGAAAGGGATATTCAAAGGATTGATACCAAAAATAAACCTTTTGCTTCTGTTTACATTGATCCTACAGCCAAAACAGTGCTGTCAGAATCTGGTTTTGATGAGTTTCCGTACGTTGCACCACGATTTTTGAAGACTTCTTTTGAGATTGGCTATGGCCGTAGTCCCGCAATGACCGCACTTCCAGACATCAAAATGCTGAATAAGATGAGTGAGGTCACTATTAGAGCCGCACAGAAGCAGGTTGATCCACCACTTCTGGTTCCTGATGATGGTTTTATGATGCCTATTCGTACAGTTCCTGGTGGCTTGAACTTTTATCGTAGCGGAACAAGAGATCGTATCGAGCCATTAAATATTGGAGCGAATAATCCTCTTGGTCTTAACATGGAGGAGCAGCGCAGACAGGCAATACAAGCCGCTTTTTATGTTGACCAGTTAATTCTTTCTCAAGGGCCACAGATGACTGCGACTGAGGTTGTTCAGCGTACAGAAGAAAAGATGCGATTGCTTGGGCCTGTTCTTGGACGACTTCAGGCAGAGCTATTACAGCCGTTAATCGGCAGAGTTTATAATCTTATGGTGCGTCAAAAGCAGTTTGCTGCTGCGCCAGATTTTATGCGAGACAGTGATATTGAGATTGAGTATGTGTCTCCGCTTGCAAAAGCGCAGAGACAAGGAGACATCCAATCTGCATTACGAATGCTTGAGTTATTTGGCCCACTTGCTCAACTTGATCAGTCAGCATTGGATTATATTGATGTGGACGGCATGTCAAAATATTTACTTAAAACATTGTCTGTTCCAGCAACTACTATTCGTGGTCAATCTGAGGTAGATGAGATAAGGCAAAAACGTCAGGTAGAGCAGGAGCAGATAACAGAGCAACAACAAGCACAAGCTTTAGCAAGGGCAGCAGGGGATGCTGCACCCTTTATCAAAGCAGCAGGATAATCATGGCTAAGAGACCAAGAGTAAGTGTCAAACAATTCGATCAGATCTGTGAAGAACTTGCAGATGGTAACACTTTGGAAAAAATCTGTAGATCTGAAAATTTACCATCATGGCGAACTGTTTTGAGGCATGTTCAGGAAAATGATGAAGCTTACTTTCAATATCGAAAAGCCAGAGCGCTTCAGGCAGAAATGCTTCGAGATCAGATCATAGATATTATTGAAGCTCCACTGCCAACTGATCCGAAGCTTGCAATGGCAGAAGTTCAGAGAAGACGTTTGGAAACAGATCAAAAAGATAAATACGTCAGGCAACTTGCACCGCTTGGCATCAGAGATCGCGCAGAAGATAGCGCAGACAAGAAAGTGTCGGGAACAATTACCTTAAAATGGGACGATGCGACAGCCTGATATGCTGAAAGATCCAGAACAGTTACGCGCTGCTTATAAAATACTTTTTGAATCAAATGATGGTCAGATTGTCCTTGATGACTTAGAGCGTAGGTTTCATTTGCTTACATCTGTATTTTCAACTGAACCCACAGATACAGCTTACCGTGAAGGGCAGCGAACGGTAGTGCTGTTTATAAAGTCGATGCTGCTTGATCTCAAACAAACAGGAGAACTTGAAGATGAGTGAAGAACAGGTAGCTGAAGTCTCTGAGGTAGATGCATCAGAGGTAACTCAGTCTGTAGAGGATTGGAGAGGTTCCATTCCAGAAGAGATTCGGGGTCATAAATCTTTGCAGCACATCAATGATATCGGTGCGCTTGCCAAAAGTTATGTGCATGCGCAGTCGATGATTGGTGCTGATAAAGTAGCAATCCCTGGTAAACATGCAACCGATGAGGATTGGAACGAGGTCTATCGTAGACTTGGCGCTCCAGAATCAGCGGAGCAATACAACATAGTCCACAACATCCCAGAGGGTGAGCAGACAGATCAGGGCATGGTGGATTGGTTTGCAAGTGCCGCTCATGCGGCTGGGCTGACTCAGATGCAAGCACAGAAGTTGGCTGATCAGTGGAATGAAATGGCGGCGCAAGGCGCTCAGTCTGAAGTCGCTAATTATGAGTCTTATGTAAAAGATGTAGAAAAAGAATTGAGATCTGAATATGGACAAGCGTTTGATGACAAATTAAATCTTGGTAACGGAGTCGTCAGTGAGTTTGGAGATCTGGATGTGCTTGAACTGCAAATGGCTGACGGAAGTTATCTTGGAGACAATCCAGACGTTATTCGACTCCTGGCTAACATCGGTTCTTTTATGCAGGAAAAGATGGGTGAAGACACTCTTGAGGGAGTGAAGACAACTGGGGGTTTAACTCCAGACCAAGCTCGTGATAAAATAATTGAGTTGACTGCTGAAGGAAGTCCGTATTGGAACGCTCGGCATCCTGAGCATGACTGGTATGTTCAGGAAGCGATGAAATTCAGAGAGATTATGAATGTGTAGTCCTGAATTTAAACTTGAGGTTTTGCGGGTTACACTTCAACATGCAACAGGTTCTGTGATGAATGATCCATTATCGGCAGCACAGAAAAACCTTGAATGGTGTTTAAAGTCTGAAGACAAAGCAATGACTCCTAAAGATGATTCACCAAAAAAGGAAAAGAAACCAGGAAAAGCGAAAGCTCCTGGCGTTGACAGAG